CCTATATACTTATATATATAAAAAGGAAAATAAAATGGCAGTAACTTATTCTTGGGGTATAACCCAAATGACTAAAAAAACGATAGGTTCACATGATAATGTAATATTACATGCAAGATGGACTTGTATCGGAACTGAGGGAACAACTGGAACTCAAGGTAGATTTATTGGAGCAACTCCAATAGATTTTGACTCAGGTTCAGTTGATGAATTTGTTGCATTTGGAGACCTAACCGAAGAATTAGTAGTCGGATGGGTTTCATCATCTGTAACAAACCCAGCAACTGGATATTGGGACCATATTTCAGAACAAATTCAAAAAGGTATTGATGAAATTGATGATGCATCCGAAGAGATAGGAGATGAAAATCTTCCATGGTCAACAGGTTCAGTAACACCTACACCCGTAGATGGTGGTGAATAATTAATGGTTTCAACGTTTTAGTTATATTTATATTTGTAATAACTAAATTGTTTATTTAATAAACGGAGATAATATGGCAGAAAGAATTGTATCACCTGGAGTATTTACGAGAGAAAATGACCTTTCGTTTTTAGCACAAGGGGTTGGAGAAATCGGAGCAGCGTTCATTGGACCTTTCAAACAAGGTACAGCGTTTGTTCCCACAGTAGTTCGAACTCAAAGTGAGTTTGAAGATAAATTTGGTACACCTGATGGTACTTACTATACAGAATATGCAGTACAGAACTATTTAAGAGAAGCTGGAAGTGCAACAATTGTTAGAGTAGCAGGTGTAGATGGTTATAGTCAAGTAGCACCTATTGGTATTGCAGTAAGTGGTTCAGCTGGAATTAAATTAATTTCAACACTTCACTCAACACATATTGGTGATGAAGAAGTTGGATTTAGTGGATTTAGTATAGCTGATGGAGGAGCAACTGGTTCTTTCGTTGTTAGTGGTAGTGGTATTGGAGAAGTATCTTCATCTTTATCATCAACTGATAATAATGATGTAACTGATGTATTTGGTTCTAATCCAAGAGGTTCAAAACAAGCATATACATATTCTTACTTTAAGAATGCATATGATGGTATAACTGATAAGAATGTAGTTCAATCGGTTGTATTACCAACACAAGACTTTACTTACGATGCTAGTACGGCAGTAACACCATATGTAAAATCACAATTAATCTCCGGTGAAAGATATGATTTATTCCGTTTCCACACACTAGGACATGGTAATGGTGAAAACAAAAGATTTAAAGTTTCTATATCTGGTGTTAAGGCAGCAGGTGAAGATGGAGGAACTGATTATTCAGTATTTAGTGTAACGATTCGTTCATACGCTGATACTGATAAAAGAAAAGTAGTATTAGAATCATTTAATAATGTAAACTTAGATCCAGGCTCAGCAAATTATATTGCTAGAGTAATTGGTGATAGATACAGTACTATTGATTCAAATGGAAAGATTACCGAAAATGGTGATTGGATAAACAACTCTAAATATATTAGAGTAGAAGTTGGGGCACAGGGTTCATATCCTGTATCTGCTGCACCATTTGGACATGGAGCTTATTCTAACCCAATTAAAGCAACTGATGAAACTATCGTTCCTTCAGTTATATTCCAAACTGGTTCTATCGCTAATACAAGTGGTAACCCACAATTTTATGCTGGATTTGATTTCGAATCAATTGGTATAAAAGATGATAACGCTAACTATATGAACCCACTACCTGAAAGTGTAGGAGTTGGTTCTAACGTAGTGTTTGGATTTGATGGAAATATAAGTGGAGTTGGATTATCATTAGAAATGACTGGTTCGGCAACGGATGATATGATTAAAAGACAATTCTCATTAGGATTCCAAGGTGGATTTGATGGAATGAGCCCAAATAGAGAAATCTCTTTAGGTTCTTCAATTTCAACTGGAAACTCACAAGGATTTGATTTAACTGATTCAACTAAGTTTGGTTCCAAAGCATACGCTAAAGCTGTGAACGCAATTTCAAACGCTGATGAGTATGATATCAATATGGTAGTAACTCCTGGTATTGTAAGAAGATTACACCCAGCAGTTGTAACTGATGTATTGGATATGGTTGAAGCTAGACAAGATTGTTTCTATATAGCTGATTTAACATCAGTAAACGATACAATATCACAGGTAACTACTCAGGCTAACGCAATTGATTCTAATTATGTAGGTTCTTACTATCCTTGGATTAAGACTGTAGATTCAAATACAAACAAATTAATCTCAGTACCACCTTCAGTATTACTACCCGCAGTATTTGCAGCAAATGACGCTATTGCAGCTGAATGGTTCGCACCTGCTGGTTTGAATAGAGGAGGTATTATAGGAGCAGTAAGTGTACTAAATAGATTAACACACTCTGAAAGAGATACTTTATATGAAAACAAAGTAAATCCAATCGCTTCTTTCCCTGGACAAGGTATTGTAGCATTTGGACAGAAAACATTGCAAGATAAGGCTTCAGCATTAGATAGAATTAATGTAAGAAGATTATTAATCAACGTTAAGAAGTTTGTTGCATCTACATCTAGATTCTTAGTATTTGAACAAAATACGGCTCAGACAAGAGGTAGATTTATTAATACTGTACAACCTTATTTGGAAGGAATACAACAAAGACAAGGATTGTACGCATTTAAAGTAGTTATGGATGAGACTAACAACACACCTGATGTTGTTGATAGAAACATACTTGCTGGACAGATTTTCTTACAACCGGCTAAGACCGCTGAATTCATTGTAATTGATTTCAACATCTTACCAACTGGAGCATCGTTCTCAGCATAAAACAAAAAAATGAATAACTAATATTTATTAGTATAAAAGGGAAAATAAAAAAATGGCAGAAGTATTAGAATTTAACGAAATGATGTTCACCAACTTCGAACCGAAGATGAAGAACAGATATATAATGGAGATTGATGGAATTCAATCATACCTTATAAAAACTGCAAGTAGACCTTCGATAAACTTTGAGACGGTGAAATTAGACCACATCAACACTTATAGAAAACTACAAGGTAAAGGCGAATGGCAAGACATTACAATAACAATGTATGACCCAATCGTTCCTTCAGGCGCTCAGCAAGTGATGGAATGGGTAAGATTAGGATACGAATCTTTAACTGGTAGAAAAGGATACGCTGATTTCTATAAAAAAGATATCGATTTCTATATGTTAGGACCTGTTGGTGATAAAATCGAACAATGGAAGTTGAAAGGAGCGTTTATTCAGGCTGCTAACTTCAATGATTTGGATTTTACTTCTAATGACCCTGCTGATATCGAATTAACCCTTTCTTACGATTACGCAATATTAGAATTTTAAGATATTATTCACTACTATCTATATTTTGAAAAGGTTCTCTTAGTGAGAACCTTTTTTATTTTATAACTTTTTTATTTCTATATACTTATATATACAACTAATAAAGGTTAAATTATGAGCGAAAATAAATTTGAATTCCCAACTGAAGTAGTAGACTTACCATCTAAAGGTTTGGGATACCCAGAAGGACATCCCCTAAAAAAAGGAAATATTGAAATTAAGTATATGACTGCAAGAGAAGAAGATATTCTTGCATCTCAATCCTTAATTAGAAAGGGTGTAGTGTTAGATAAGTTGTTTGAATCAGTAGTTGTAGAACCGGGTGTAGATATCAATGATATCTTTATTGGTGATAAAAACGCAATCTTATTAGCAACTAGAGTATTAGGTTATGGTTCAGAATATAAAGTAGAGATAACTGACCCATCTACATTAGAAGAGCAAGAAGTAACTATTGACTTATCTAAAGTAAAAACTAAAGATTTTAATGAGGAATTACTAAATTCTGAAAATCTTTATAAATTTAAATTACCAAAAAGTGGAACTGAATTAGGATTTAAATTGTTAACGCATGGTGATGAAACTGAAATCACAAAAGAAAACCAAGCATTGGCTAGATTATATAAAGGAAAGGGAGATACTACATTTGATGTAACAACTCGTTTGAAATATATGATTCAATCAGTAGATGGTAATGAAGATAGAGGGTTTATTACTAAATGGGTATCAAACTCATTCTTAGCATTAGATACTAAGGCATTCAGAAAATATGTAAGAGAAATCAGTCCAGATATGGATTTAAAATTCAACTTTGTTTCAGAGTTGACGGGTGAGGAGGAGGTGCTCGATATCCCCTTTGGGGCCGGGTTTTTTTACCCTTCCGAGTGATTACTCGATTCAATTACATAATCAAATTTGGGAGCTGGTTAACTTTGGTAATGGATTTACTTGGAGAGATGTTTACTTCATGCCAATACAATGGAGAAAGTTCTACTTCAATAAGTTATTAGACCTCAAAAAGAAAGAAGCAGACGAATACAAAAAAGCAGAACGTAAATCAAAAGTAAGGGTTAGGAAATAATCCTTACTTTTTTTTTATCCAATATTTATAGTAGTATAAAACTATAAAGAAACTAATCATGTCAAAAAAAGAAATAAATGAACTAAATATGGTTTCTCGATTCATAGGAGACTTTTTCGATGGATTGCAAAAAGGTACTGCTAATAGAATAATTAAAAAAGCATCTGATAGAGGCTTACCAAAATCTTTTACAGATAAAATGGAAAAAATTAGAAAAGAAAAAGCAGAATTAGATGACCTTATAAAGAAATATTCAAAATAAACTACTAAATGGCACAAAGTAGAGCTGATTTATTAAAAGAGATAAAATCTCTTCAATCTGAAATAAATAAGATTGAAGCTACTGGTAGTGCCATTAC